TCGTAACAATATTAATGCTATGTATACTAGTCAGCAGCCTTCTGGTGGCCAGGCTACTAAGTTCTATTCTTCTTGTATTATTAAACTTTTTTCATCAGAATCAGACAATCAAGCGATTAAGGGCAAGATCAAGGTAGGAGATAAATTAATTGAAGAAAAAATTGGTAGAACTATTAAGTGGGAACTTCAGTTCTCCAAAACCTCTCCAGGGTTCCAATCTGGTGAGTATGATTTTTATTTTAGAGGTGACGATATTGGTCTTGATACCATTGGTGATTTGGTTACTACCGCAGAATTAAATGGTATTGTAGAGCGCACAGGTGCTTGGTACATTCTTCCTGACGGCACAAAAGTTCAGGGTAAAGAAGCATTTGTTGATCGTGTAAGGGAGGATCTTGATTTGCAAGAATCAATCAAGGCTAAACTAAATGCCTAGTTATACTGTGTATCATGGTCAGTGGGTTTGTCATACATGCAAAACTACAGTACCAACATTAAGATGTTATGCTGAAACAAAAACATTAACTTGGATGTGTAAAGATAAGCACCTAACCACTGTATATTTGGGCAGAAGAAAGAAGAAAGATTTTGATGACGGAGAAGAGTGAGTCAAAGCGTATAGGTGCCAAGCAGCACAAGAACTCTGGACGTAATACTCAAAAAGGAGATGCCTCCTGGAAAAACTTTGTTGTAGACTTTAAAGAGGTTGGAAAATCTTTTACATTAAATAAAGAAGTTTGGGCAAAGGCTACTACCGATGCTATGAAGAATGGTAAGGACCCAGCCATCGTAGTCGTAATGGGCGAGGGTAATGCCAAGGTAAGGCTTGCTATAATTGAGATGAGCATATTAGAAGATCTAGTGGAGGAATAATGGAACAAGACAAGACAACAATAGACATGGTTAATGGTTTGGCAGAGATAGCAGACTATATGCAGGATGAAGAGTTGACAACTGCCCTGACCTTTATTGCTAAGATTATTATAAAGCCAGACATTCCAATCAATGTGGCTCACGTAGAGATTGTAAGGCTTCAGGCAATTGCTGCTAAGATGGCTTTTAAGGCTACTTGGATGGCAAATGTTGATAAGTCAGATCGAGGCAAGAAGAATCTTTATTATACGGCAGCAGAGTCATTAAACAATTTAGTGTCTGCTCTTAAATATATTACACGCTAATCTGCTATAATTATACTAATAGAAACGAGCAAAACATGACAAAAAGTTTATTACAGCAGATTATGGTTAAGCAGGAAAAGCCACCAGTACACGCAATAGATGTTGCTGGTTTGACTGAAAAAATTCAGTCTGGATATACTGTAAACCGAATTGAAAAGCAAACACAAAAGAAGACTTTTGCACCATCAACAATTGCCTACGGGCATGGAGAGTGTCCAAGATATTGGTACTTAGCGTTTGATGGACAGATGTTTGAAGATGATGCAACACCTTATAGTGCAGCCAATATGACTGCAGGAACAAAGTCTCACGAAAGAATTCAAGAAGCAATGGGAAATATTCCAGACTTCCTTGTAGACTCTGAATTTAAGATTACAAATAACGATCCACCAATCTTTGGCTATGGAGATGTTATCGTAAATTGGCAGGGAGAAGAACTCCTTGGTGAAATTAAGACTATGATGAATGAGGGGTTTGAGTATCGTAAGGCACACAACAAGCCCAAGAGTGGTCACCTTATTCAGTTGTTAATCTATATGAAGATTCTTAAGAAAGCAAAGGCTGTTCTTATTTATGAAAATAAAAATAACCACGAATTGCTTATTCTTCCAGTAGAAGTAAATGATTATTATCGTCGGTGGGTAGACCAGACGTTTGAATGGATGAGATCAGTTCGTAAGGCTTGGGTCGATAGAACCCTTCCTGAAAAGAACTATCGCTCAAATTCAAAAATTTGCAAATCATGTCCTATTAAAAAGGCTTGTGCAGATGCTGGTAAGGGAGACTTTAAACTAAAGTCTTTGGAGCCGTTAGATGAAACATTGTAGTTGGTGTGATACTCAATTTACTACTGATATAAGTTATCAGATTTATTGCTCTCCCAATTGTAGGGAAGAAGCAACAAAACAAAAAATTGCACAAAGGTATGTAGTTACAAGAAGACAAAAAAGAAAAGGAAAGACTAGGCTTTGCAAGCAATGTAATGTAAGTCTTTCAATATATAACGATGACGTTATCTGTGCTTCTTGTAACATAAACCCATCAAGTGTTGAAAAAGCATTAAAAGAAATAAGGAGCAAGATCAATGGTAAAAAATAAATGGGGATACAACATCAATCCAACAACCATTTGTACTATAGACGCTAGTACTAATAGCCTTGCTTTTGCTTTGTTTGATACAAAAGAAAAGACGCTACAGTCTGTTGGTAAGATTAACTTTGAAGGAAATAATACATATGAAAAGGTTATGGATGCTGGTAAAAAGGTAAAGTCTTTCTTTGATATCTATAATGGATTTGAGGCAATAGTAATTGAGCACACTGTATTTATGAATAGTCCTAAAACTGCTGCAGACCTTGCGCTAGTTCAGGGAGCAATTCTTGGGTCAGCAGGTCAATCAGGAACAACCATGATTGGCAGAGTATCTCCTATTACGTGGCAAAACTATATGGGAAATAAAAAAATATCAAAAGACGAACAGTTATTTATTAGATCTCAGAACCCTGGAAAGTCTGTTTCTTGGTATAAATCATATGAAAGAAATCTTCGCAAAGAAAGAACTATAAAATTTATCAACACGATATATGATAGAACTATTACTGATAACGATGTTGCAGATGCTTGTGGAATTGGTCACTGGGCAATTGGTAACTTAGAAAAGGCATTTGAATAGTATGGACATTAGAACAGAAGCAATGATAGAGCATTTAATTTTACAAAATGCACTAGAGATATCTGGTATTGACAATAACACTGGAGAAATGCTATACTCAGTTACAGATAAACTAAAAGAAGTTAATCCGAATCTTTTTGCACAGTTAAGAAAGCAGTATGAGGAGCATATGTTTGAACTAATAGATCAGGGTCCAAAGACTATGAACTGGAAAATAAAAATATAATGGCTGCAAAACTATACTCTAGTGAGTTGTGGCTTAAAAAGCGATTCCTTGTTGATAAAAAAACTCCTCAAGATATTGCTAAAGAGTGCGGAGTAAGCGTAGAAACAATCTATGTTTATCTTGCTAAATTTGGATTAAGGAAGTCGAAACGATGAATAAAATTGAAAAAGCATTGGTAGCACTTGCTGTAGCAGGTACTGTTGGCTTTGCTTTTGCCTTTGCTGCATTAAAAGGAATTCCAGAAGCATTTGATTGGGAGGAAGATGATGAGTGAAAACTTAAATATAACAGTTGATCAAGTTAATAATCCTTTACACTATACCTCAGACCCGTCTGGTATTGAGTGCATTGAAATAACTCGCCATCGTAATTTTAATATTGGTAATGCCTTTAAGTATTTGTGGAGAGCAGGACTTAAAGATGAGGCAAAAACAATACAAGACCTTGAGAAAGCAATCTTTTATATTAAAGATGAAATAAACAGATTAGAGGGCAAGAATGTCAACTGAAGAAGATTTAGTTAAGCACCTTGATCAGGTAAACAATGTTGTTGAAGAATACTTAAAAGGTAATGATCCAACAGTAATTTCAAAACAACTAGACATTCCAAGACAAAGGGTTGTTGCATATATTGATGAGTGGAAAGTTAGTGCATCTAACAATGCAATGATTCGTGCTCGTGCAAAAGAGGCTTTATCTGGAGCAGACGCACACTACAGTAAACTTATATCAAAGTCCTATGAAGTTATTGATGAAGCATCAATGACAAATAATCTTAGTGCTAAAACTGCTGCCATTAAACTTGTTATGGATATTGAGTCTAAGCGTATTGACATGCTGCAAAAGGCTGGACTACTTGAGAACAAAGAACTTGCAGATGAGATGCTAGAAATTGAAAATAGACAAGAAGTTCTTGTTGGGATACTTAGAGATATAGCCTCATCACATCCAGAAGTTCGTGATTTAATTATGCGTAAATTGTCCACGATATCAAAAGAGAATGAAGTTATAACGGTAATCGCAGATGTATGATGAATTCTTGGAGGTACTCAAAGACAATAACTTTAGAGAAACTCCTGTCGATGCAAGAACATTTGTTGAAGGTGAAGATTTTTTAGGTCAGCCACCGCTATCACAAATACAGTATGACATTGTCGAAGCAATGAGTCAAATATATAAACAAGAGGACTTGATCGATCTTCTTGGTGATGAAGAGGGCAGAAGATATTATAAAAAATACACAAAGAACGAAGTTATTCTGCAACTTGGCAAGGGATCTGGAAAAGACTTCGTATCAACAGTAGCATGTGCATATATTGTATATAAACTTCTATGCCTTAAAGACCCTGCAAGATATTTTGGTAAGCCATCTGGAGATGCTATTGACCTAATTAACGTTGCTATTAACGCACAACAAGCAAAAAATGTTTTCTTTAAAGGCTTTAAAACAAAGATTGAAAAATCCCCATGGTTTGCTGGAAAGTATAATCCAAAAGCAGAAAGCATTGAGTTTGATAATGCTATTACTGTTTACTCTGGTCACTCAGAAAGAGAATCACACGAAGGTTTGAACTTGATCCTTGCAGTTCTTGATGAGATTTCTGGTTTTGCAAATGAAGTTGGCACTGGAAATGATCAGGGAAAAACTGCAGATAATATATACAAAGCGTTTCGTGCATCCGTAGATTCACGTTTCCCAGATTTAGGAAAGGTAGCGCTTCTATCATTTCCAAGATATCCAGGAGACTTTATTTCACAAAGATACGATGCAGTTATTATGGAAAAAGAAGTAGTATCTAGAGAACACACTTTTATAATGAATGAAGATTTACCAGAAGATTCCGATGGGAACAAGTTGGTAATTAACTGGGATGAAGAGAATATAATTTCTTATAAGTATCCAGGTGTATTTGCCCTGAAGCGTCCAACCTGGGTAGTTAATCCGACAAGAAAAATTGATGATTTTAAGTTAGCATTTTATACAGATCTTGGAGATGCAATGCAGAGATTTGCCTGTGTTCCAACCTACTCTACAGATGCATTCTTTAAACAAACAGAAAAAGTAAGAGCATGCATGACTACAAGAAACCCAATAGATTCATACAAAAGATTTGATGAAACATTTAAACCAGACCCAACAAAAAAATATTATGTGCATGCCGACTTAGCACAAAAACATGACAAGTGTGCAATTGCAATCGCCCACGTAGAAAAATGGGTAAATATTCAGGTAATTAAAGATTATCAGCAGGTGGCACCAGTAGTAATTGTAGATGCAGTAGTATATTGGGAGCCAAAGACAGAAGGCCCAGTAAACCTTTCAGAGGTAAAGTTATGGATTCAAAACTTAAGAAGACAAGGGTTTGATATTGGAATGGTTTCCTTTGACCGTTGGCAGTCGTTTGATATTCAAAATGAGTTAAAGCAAGTAGGAATACGAACAGAAACTGTATCTGTTGCAAAAAAACATTATGAGGATATGGCAATGTTGATGTACGAGGAAAGGCTAGTCATGCCTGCAATAGAACTTCTCTTTCAAGAGTTAACAGAATTAAAGATTATGAAAAATAACAGAGTTGACCACCCAAGAAAATCTTCTAAGGACTTAGCGGATGCTGTGTGTGGAGCAATATTTGGGGCAATATCACATACCCCAAAAAATATGGATGAGGAGGTTGAGATTCATACATTTAGGGATAGACCTAGATCAGGACTTGACTTGCAGCCAGGAAACGTGATACAATTAAAGCCTATGCCAGATGATGTAAAAGATTATTTGGATAGATTCAATCTATTATAAAAGAAAAGGAAATAAATTAAATGAACTCATTTAAGAAAATCGCACTAGCCATGGTTGCAGCCATGACTTTGGGCACAATCGTAGCAACACCTGCAAGTGCTGCTGTAATGTCAGTCGCTGTATCATTGGACACTGTAGCAAATACTACAGCATCTTCAATCTCAACGCCTGCATCATTGCCAGTCCCAGCAGACAACTCAGTTGACGCTGCAGATGCATTAAAGTTTATTGCAACAGTTGACACAGGAACATCAGTTCTTGTAACAGCAACAAATGCAACAATCGTGTCTGCACTACACACAACTGCTGCACCAGTCGGTGCAACATCAGGATCATCATCTTTGACAGTTGCAACAGGTACAGGAACAACTGCAACATTCTATGTCTACACAAAGACAACAGCCATTGGTACAGTAACAATTACAAACCAGGGCACAACATTCACATACTATGTACAGGGAACTGCTGGTAAGATTAATAATCTAACAGTAACCGCTCCTGCAACAGGTGCTGCTGGAACAAAGCAGGATATTACAGTAACTGCAACAGATACATTTGGTAACAAGGTATCAGGTAAGTCAATTACTGCAACAGTATTTGCTGCTACAGCAACACTGGATACAGCAACAGTAACAACTGGTGCTACACTTTCAGATTTTGGAGTTGCAAAGTTTGTTGCAACACTTCCAGCAACTGGAACACGATCACTAATCACATTCTCACCTACAACATCATCAG